TAGCTTCTGCTATGGATAAAATCTCTACCAACCCCTCGAATAGTGCTTTTGAGTTTTCAAAGTCTAGTTGCATAGCAACACCATCTTTTGAAGGCTTAAACTCTCCTTCAAAGTCTTGGTAATATTTTCTAAGATGTAAATATTCTACACCTCTAAACTCATTTATAGTTAATCTGATTTGTTCTGTTCCGCCTTCTTTCTCTAATATTACTTTCTCATATATCTCAGGTGCCTCATGTATCTTCATCATTTGTTCCTCAATATAGATTGTAGAGGAACAACATGAGTTATGTTGGCAGGTCTAAGAAGGCGATAAGAGTCCGTATCCCAGCAAAACAATAAAACTGTTTGTGAGGTTTCCTTCGCCCTATTCTTCTTAGACTGGATATATTTATTATCAAAGTCTAAAGTGCAGACATTGTATTTTAACTTTCTAGAATTAGTGCTTCTATAAGTTATTACGGCATCGCCATATTCTTGGACTAAGTCCTTGAATTTTTCCTTTTCCACTTAAATACTCCATTACATCAAGAAAACTCTTTCTAGTATGTAATGGGTTGTATTTAACTATTTAGACTAGTTACTATGCCTGTAAGGTAAACTGCTGCTTTACCAGTTAGTTTAGATATAATTGCTTCATCTACTTCCTGTCCAGCGTCTTCAAGTGCAGTTGACAATGCTTCTTGAGCATCTGCTTTGCTGACTCGTCCGCCACCAGTACTTTTAGATTTGCTACTACCGCTTGCTGGTGTTTTCTTAACATACACACCTGCTCGTGTTAGTATCATTCTGACACCATTAGGGCTTTCACCTAATTCGTCAGCTATTTCTTTAACCACTTCCATACTTGTTTCTGGAGTTGGTTCCGCTGCTGTATACAAATCTACAGCTTCTTGTTTTGCTTCGTCTGTCCAAGCCACTCTTCTTCTCCGTTTAGAGCCAGTATATCCAGCACAAGTGCCGAATTTGTCTAGCTGTTGTTGATAAAATCTATCGCCCATTGCGACTCCCTTTCTTAATTTATTATTTATTATAACAAAATATAAGAATATTGTCAAGAATTATTTTTTTCTTGCACCTAGTTGTTTAACATAAGATTTCACCCATTGGTCTCTTTTAGTATCATTCAGTATAATACTAAAACCGATTACTGGGAGTATTAGATTTATGCAGAAAGCATAAATCATAAAATGTATTGTAGGGCTTTGTGATATCTCCAATCTAGGATACATCATCTGAAGTAACTCTCTTACTCTAGTCCATGTTCTAGTTAGTATTAGTATCCACATTGATGACCATACACTTGCTATCCATTGCCAAGTAGGAATCTCTGTTAGTTCCATAAAATTTTCTCATAAGCTTGCCCTTTCTGTTAAAATTTCTTTTCGCCTTCTTGTTGTTCTATTGTGTGTAATAGAATCGTAGCATAATGTATAATTTTAAATAAATCATACTCTTTATGCTTATAGTCCTTTCCCTTTCTTCCAAAGCGTTGAGCATACTTAATTATATTGCCTAAACAAAATCCTTCTGCTAATCCTTGGTCTGCTATAAATTCTGTTGCTTGTATTCTTCCTTGCGCATAGTGAGCACTATAAGTTTTAGTTATATACTCCATTGCTCTGTTTAAGGTTTCTTTTTCATTAAAAGTCCAAAGGGGTTTTCCGTCATCATTCATTGTGTGTCCTCGGCTGTCTACTGCTAAGTTCCTTGTTTAGCAACTTAATTCTATTACTTGCAGTAGTTGTAAATATAAATGGAAAAACCCCGTGTATTAAAATAATCATGGTCAAGCCTAAAAACAAACTAGCATACTTAAATGTATTCCAAAAATGCTCAAAGTAGGTTTCTCCTACTTTCTCTAAATGTTTAAAGTCGAGCTTATGATGCAACATTTTCTACTCGTTCCTGATACTGATTCCACAGCCACTTAGTATGTAAATTGAAATATACTTCAAAAGTTTCATAAGGGTGTTGTCCATGATGATGTCTTTCTAAGCAGTTTTCATCATATAGAATTCTTGCCCATTGAATAAATTCTCTGTTGTTTTTATAATTTTTCATTATTATATTATACTAAAATTTGACAACTTTGTCAAGAACTATTTTTTGCTTGTTCAATAAAGTTCTTTTCGTTGAAGCTCGCAAACAAAGTAAACCTATATTGAGGCGCTATGTGTGATGATGGTCTTATTGTGTGTGGGATTTTCCCGTCAAAAAATACTATTCGACCTGGCTTAAATAAGCTAGTGTACTCTACTTCTGTTCCTAAGTCATTAAAAAACAATGTTTCACCATAGAACTCAGGCTTCCACTCCATGTTTATGTAGTAAAGTAAGGCATATTTTTGATCGTGGGTGTGCTGAAATTGCACTGAGGAAGGAACAGCTAAATTGATTGTAGCAGATACAAAACTTAATTCTTCCAATTTATTTCTGAGTTCGTGGTTTTGTATCTCATTAACCAGATTTAACTGTTCCCAAGACTGTTTGTCTATCATGTGGTGTAAGCAGGGGTATTGCCTATGTTCAAAAACAGAGCTGTCGTCCCAACCAATGTTATACTGAGCCGCAATGGCTTTGAAATATATA